CCTGCTTTGATAATCTGCCCACGGTCGTAAATGTTAGGATTGGTGTTGTTTGCCCAGTAGTACATAGCACTGCCACGGGGGTTAAACACCAAGTCTTCACCGTAGTTAGACTGGCTCCATAGGCGCAACTGCACACCAACACCTAGACCCGCTGGCGCAGGAGAACCCCAACCAGTAGAAGAATATCCTGTAGTAACACCACCCCAGCCACCTACACCCCAGCCCGTACCGTAAGTAAACGTTGTGTTACCCGTAGTGAGTTGGTAATTAAATGTTGCAGTGACAGCAGATGTGCCAGTAGAGGTTGCCGTACCACCCGCAATAACTGTGTATGTGTTGTTACTCGTAACAGTTTGGATTTGGAACTCTCCAGTTAACTGGGCGGCGGTTATGCCGTTAACAGCACCTGATACGCTAGTAATATTTACAAAATCCCCTGCCTATGCGCCATGTCCCACATGGCTTTGGCAACACCCCAGAACGCACCGTCAGGTGGCACAGCCGCAGTTGTAAGCCCACTAGTAGCCACAAGTGTTGTAACAGGTTCTGTTGTAGCAGCTAAACCGCCGTCACGTTGCCGGCCACCAATCTTCTCAGGGAATCCAGAGCGGAAACGAACCTTGTCACAGTCAAAATAGCCACCCTCGTTAGATAGGGTAGTACCCTCGCGGTTAACGCCGGGTCTAAACTGTAGTTTTTGTAATGGCATATTACTTTGCGTGGTATTCGGCTTCTGTCAAGATGCCGGGTTTGTATTTGCCTTCTGGCTTATAGATAGTCAACGCTTGCTGACGCATCTCAGGTGCAAAAGAAATGTGCATCCAACGCCCATACTCATGGATCATTTGGTCAAACTTAATGCCCGCCTTTATAACAAGCTGACATAGCGCGTAAGGAGTGTGAGCAGAAGAAGAGCAGTCAATAGCCCAACCATCCATGTGGCTGGATATTTTAGAACCGCCAACAGCAAGATTAACGTCGGGCAAGCGTAGCCAAGAATTAACACGAAGAGCGCCTGTGACATTACGTACCGCCTCCAGTTGTTGGGCAGCCGACTTCATGTTCGCCAGTTGACGCTCATCAGGCTGATTGTCAATGTTCATCCGTATAGCAGTCTCGCTGTACGTTGCTTCGTCAAGACTGAAGTGTTCGCTTAGATTCATTTTTAGCCTTCATCTCTATGATTTTCTCCAGCGTCCTACCGCCAAAGTAAAACGACATTATTAACATGCCCCATTGTCCCAGCAATTCGACATAGTTGTTGTTGACTTCAATATCCCATGCAGACATCATCGCAAAAGTCGTGTAGGTAATCAAGATAAATACCAGCGTCATAGGACGAATGTTCTTGGACAGCCAAGAGTCAGAACCCATGTCTGCTTTGAGCCGCTCGGTCAACTCATGTTGTTCGGCAACGTCGGCATTGAGTTTTGCTAACTCGCCGTTTTGCTGCATCTCAAGCAATTTAAGTTTGGCTTGCTCCGCCTGTGCTGGGTCAGGAAAGACCTTATCTAGTATCTTCCCACCAATATCTAAAAGTGCGCCAATAGGTATCATTTCTGCTCCTTCAATTCACGTTTAAGTTTGCGCAACTCTTTGATCTCTTGTTTAAGTTGTGCTCGCATGTATAGGGTTTCTACGTATGCCATTGAGGTTGCTGCAACAATGATGCATATCGCTACTCCTATCAAAATCCACCAGACAAGGCGCGTAGTTGCCACATTAGCCACCCAAAAAACATTGATATGAACATCACGGCAATTACTCCAGTTGTTGTTTCAATAGCCCGAATCTCGTCTTGCTCTTTTTGCCACCTTGCCAGCCTAGCCCGACGAACCATCTCTGACCTAGCCCACTCCTGCTCTTGCTCAATCTTGGCGTACATCTTTAGGAATCGGCTGTAGATTGCTTTCAACTCTTTGGGTGCATATGTTGTCATCTGCTCCCTGATTTGCTCTCCCAACTTCTCTAACTGCAACTCAACTAGCGCACGCTCTATGGCTTTTTTGCTGGTGTTCTGGGCTGGGTCGTAGTTAGTTTTTGACTGCTCCTCTAACTCATGGTAGTAGGTCTGAAGTTGTTGCTGAATATCAAAGAATTCTCCCAACTGTGTGCCCACTTCGCTGATGAGTTTGAGTTCAAGTTCCTCGTAGGACTGTTGCTTGGCTGCGGCCTTCTTTTGCGCCACAGGCTTTGACGGCTCTGTATACTTATTTTCCCGGACTGTATACTTAAACAACCCAATGAACCAATCAAAAATGCCCTTGATTGCTTTGACATCTCCGATAACCTGTTCTGCCGTCTTCTTAGCCCCTTCCAACTCCATACGCCCTTCATGCAATAGAGCGCACCCCTGCTTGATAAAGCCAACGGCAGTCTGAGCCGCCATGAGGAGAGTGAACGGGTCCACATCTTAGGCAGTGCGATTCCACATATATACAGCGACATACGGCGGCAAATTACTAAACGATGTGCCAGAACCTGTGTTACTAACTGAAACTGAGCCTGACGGGGTGCCAGCAGATACGGGGTCGGTATACGCTTTCGGTCCAGTGCCTTCGTTGTAGTTTCTAACAAACTCTTGGCTTGGGTCGCCGCCTTGGTTAGCAGTCGAATCTTGAGAGCCGACATAATGTTGATGCGTACCAAGCGCTGTACCCGTGAAGGTAGCAGAGTGGGTGTGGCTTGGCAAGTTGGCTTCTATAAGAGTTGTTGTGGCTGAACCGCCAGTAGAACCTGCGGTGTATGTACCGTCTTGGCTGATTAGCACCCGCCCAGAACCATAAGTTACCCACGTACCAAAACCAAACAAAGTATTAGGGTTAGTAGCTACCGTACTCATGTAGATAGACCCGACAGGGTAAGCAGCCACAATAGCCGCGTTCACAAAAGCTGTCGTAGCAATCTGGGTTGTGCTTGTTCCCACTGCCGCAGTCGGCGCAACGGGTACCCCTGTTAGCGTAGGGCTTGGGAAAGTCGCGCCTGTCATATAGTTAGTAGCCGTCACAATATCTGTGCCGTTAGATACAAGAGATACTTTTGCTCCGACTGGGACAGAGACGCCTGTTTGTCCGCTCACCTTAACCGTGACTGCACCAGAAGCATTGTTATATATGAAGTACAGTTTCTTGTTGGCTGGCACTATTAAGTTAGTGCTTGCTCCGCCTGTACCCGTTAATTCTAGAAACATGTTACGGGCAACGCCTGTTGCGCCGTTGGGGATTGTGATTGTGGTGTCCGTGCCAGTAGCAACCGCTTGGGTTACATAGCCAGAGATAGCCTGCTCAATCAGCGTGCCAAGGTTTGTGTTGGTTGTTGACCCCCAGTTACCCGCTTGGTCACCGTTGCCCATCAGTTCAATGGCTAGGTTGGTTGAGTACGTACTTGACATGGTTTACCTCATTGAAGGTTGTTTATATCCGTCCAGCCTGCATTGTTGGTGGTACTTACCACTGTCCAGCCTGCGTTTTCGGTGTTGCTGATTAACGCCCAGTTTGCTGTCTGGTCGTCGATGATTTTTATCCAGCCCGCTACCTGTGTATTGTCTGCCATATTGATGTTCTCGGCAATGGCGGCTTGGAACGCGGCTTGGATGGTCGGCACATCCGCAAGGGTGATGTTCTCAGTGATGTCTTGCAGGAAGGTAGCGGTGACAGTCTGGGCATCCGCTACGCCAAAGTTCTCGGTAATATCCAAGAAGAAGACGCTGAAGATAGTGATTAGTTCAGCGAGGGTGATGTTCTCTGTAACGCTGGCTGCGAACTGGGCAGTGAGGGCTTCAACCTCTTCTATCGTTATGGCTTCGGATATTGCCAAGGCAAACTGGGCTGTTGCAGTCGGCGTGTCTTCTAGAGTGATTGGCTCTGTGACCGAGGCAAGATAAGAAAACTGTGTCGCTGGCGTGTCGTCTATGGTGAACGGCTCAGTGCGGTCATTAAAGACTGCGGTGAAAACCACTTGGCTGTCTGCGATTGTTATGTCTTCTGATTGGGCAACAGCAAACTGGGCTGTAACTGCTTGGCTGTCCGCTAGGGTAATGTTCTCTGCTATGGATTGCAGGAAGGTTGAGGCTTGAGAAGATGCGTCGGCAAGAGAGATTGCTTCCGTCACGCTACCAAAGAAGTTACCGCCTACGTCATTTTCAACTTCGTCAACGGTTATGGGTTCGGTTATAGACTTTAGAAACGCCGATGCTTGTGCGCTGTCGTCTGCTAATGCGATGTCTTCAGAGATAGATAAGGCGAACGCCGTCCCGCCAAGACCAGCAAAGGTAGATTGGGCAAAGGCGGCGTAACCGAACATTTATTTTTATGGCGCAGTGGGCCATGTTATTGTTTGAGGGAAACCCGCCTGAGCGGTGACATCTCTTAATGCTTGGCGATAACTTGCCCACGCGTCTCTTGTAGCCTGTGGCACGTCTGGTAGTTGAGTCCAGTCGGATTGCAATAAAAGATTATCCCGCTGACTACGAATAATTGCGGCTAACTGTTCCGTTGTAGGCTGTGGGGGCGGAATGTATTCTGCAATAGTACCAAAATCGCCAGCCACACAACGAGCAAAAATTTCATGTGAATGCGGATAATCACCCTGTGCTACTGCGGTAAATGGTACTAATTCTTCACGCAAATCGTCAAAATTGACCATGCAATTAATGGCTGTATGTTCAGCATTTGCCCATTGCACACTTGATACATTTGAATAATTCATAATCTTTCTTTATTAACTAATGCGAACCCATAAACCAGACATTCTTTTACCACCACTTGTGTTTCCCGCTTGTGATAAAAGTCTCCATGTTCCAGTATTAACCAAAACTGGTGCTGTGGAAGAAGTGCCTCCATCTGGTGAACCCCAACTTGAAGGAGGAATTAAATAAACACCAGCAGACATTACATATAAACTTGAACCAGCAAGTGTTGTGTCTTGTGCAATAGCACCATCTGTTAATGACCTTCCTAAAACATAACTTCCAATGGCATATAAAGATGTATTTGTAATCGCTCCAGTTTGTCCATTTAAAGATGTAACACCGCCACCTGCTGGA